ATTGTGATGTATCAACTTGCATCAATAACATCTTGTCAACAGAAACACCATCAGAAATAATCTTTCTCATTTCTGGTGTGTAATCACGAGGTTCAATCAAAGTCTCTGGTGAAATATTGTATTGCATCATCAAGTGAGGATACAAACTGTTCAAGTCAAACGATGCAACCCAGTTGTGCATACCAATCTGTGGGTCTTTAACATACGCACCTTCAAACGCACCATCTTTGATACTTGTCTCACGAGGCGGGACAACGATGTTTCGCTCAAGCAGGTAGTTGTAAATAATAGCATCCCACATACGAGTTTGTGTAAACACATCATCATAGTTAGATTTGGTATCATACGCAAGAGTTAGAGCCAACTCAAGCAACTTCAACTTACCTTCTAGTTCAACAATCAACTCAACGTCAACGATGTTGTATTCAATAAACTTTTGATAGTTCAATTTATACAACTGGTGCAAGTTATCAAACTCATCATACGATAGTTTCTGCTTACCCAATTCGACATTAGCGATATTGTCAAGGCGATATGATTCTTGTGACTTACCACCTGGCGCAAACCATTTGTATAGTTCAATGTAATCTAGTGACGATACACCATAGATTTCATATGCAATCATTTCACGGCCTTTGATATTGGTCTTTCTTTCTTGCACAATATTCCATGGTGAAAGTTTCTTCATTTCATCTTCACCAAGAATCTTAGTGAAACGATTGACAAGATATGGAATATCAAAGAACTTGGTGTTCCAACCAGTAATGATATCTGGGCAGTCAAACATCCATTCAGTTAAGAATGTTTTACACAAGTCATATTCGTCACGGCATTTGGTGTAAGTTACATTATCGTTGTAGTTATTAAAATCACCACAACCATAAACTTTCATGGTACCATTCAATCGTTTGATAGCAATAGCAGTAATAGGTTCGTTGGCTTTATATGGATCAGGGAAACCATTCTCAGAGCCAACCTCAATATCAATAATATCAATTGATATCTGTGCCTGGTCCCAATCAATCATGCCTTTATACTCATCGGCAATAAAAGCATATTCATATCTGGTGTTGCCGTAAATCTTAAAGTTTTGAACTTCTTCGTAACGCTTGATGAAGTCACGGCATTCACGGATAGAACCAAGTTTAATCTCTTCAAGGTATTCACCTTGGAGATTCTTCCAGTTGGTAACTTTCTTGGCAGGCAAAAACATTGTAGGCGTGTAACCCACTTTGAGTTTAACACGCCTACCGTTTTCTACACCTCTGTAAAGAATGTTGTTACCAACACAAACTACGTTAGTATAAAAATCACTCATTATGGCATTGAAGATACAATTTCTATACCTACACCGAACATTTTGTTATATTGATTTTCCAATTCACGAACAGGAGTAGTGATACACAGAATATCATTGAATTGAATATCAACACCCGATTCAAACTCTGTTGTGAATTCCAAGAATGGAGCAAACGCCATCATAGGCGATCCATCTTTCCCTGGCTGTACAATAACCTGTACTGGTTTTTTAACTTTGACGATTGAGCCTCTCTCGTCAATATCACCCATAAGTGTTTGGGCAGTTTTAAGTGTGATACACTTAATCATACTGAAACCCTTTCCTCAGCGAAAAAGGTTTTTAGTGTTACCCATTTCTTGGGGAACAACATTTCACGGGAGTCAAAGTCTCCCATGTCCAAGGTTGGGTCGTTCACAAGACCGACCAACTCAACCATATTATCAAACTCTCGCAAGAAGAGGTCGTACTTATAGGCTTTCAAGCCTGCTTCTTGGGCCAATTGTTGGGCCAGTTTCTGAGTATTCATATTATACCTCATTTGTTAATAGCAATATTGCTCCATTGTTTAAGTTTATCAAATTTATTTTTCTTTGCTCTCATCAAACCATTGTCAGTAACTCCAACATCTTTATCAACAAGCAATTCAATCATTGCCAATAAATCACCTAACTCTTCTTGTAAAGCCTGTACATTCGTTTGATTGTTTGACGAATTTGGTTTTACTTGGTCAGGGCCAAACCGAAAACATTTGCTAATCGCTTGCGTAACTTCGGCACATTCTTCTTGGAGAATCAATAAAATTTCACGGGTATCTTCATTCATAACAAATATTATATCACAGTTTAACAAAAGGCGCAAGCACTGGAGCAGTCCAACCTTCAGGTTTCATAACTTTACCAGCCGCATTCTTGATAACTTTACCAGTTACAGAATCAATCTTGCATAGGTTGCTTCGTGCAACTTCTGCCCATGCTCCATCAACATCATAGCCTTTCATGCGGCAGTAGCCTAGAATAACCCAAATCATGTCCATACATGCATCAAGTTGTTCTACATCATCTTTTGCAACGATTGCTTCCAGAAATTCCTTATACTCCTCAACAATCAAGTCGTAGTATAAAAAAATATTTTCGTTTGATGGTTTTTGGTCACATGCGTCAATAAAAGTATTAACGTCTTTATTCATATCAGTCATAATTATCCTATTGGTTGCGGACCCAGGATTCGAACCTGGAACTAAGGATTATGAGTCCTTTGTGATACCGTTTCACTAATCCGCTATTATTTTTTCACTTCGGTCAAATAGATTTTGCCATCTATCAGTTCAATATTTAGCACAGTACCTTCACCCCAACCCATGTCTTTGAGTAGTTCATCAGGTAAATCTAAGATAGCATCACCGTTCTCACATATCTCAGATACTTCACTCATGTATGTTTTAGATTCGCTCAACTTTTACTCCTGCTTTTTCAAGAAATTCAATTCCAGATTCATTGCGATAAGCATTACGATAATATACAGAATTGATACCGCTTTGATATACCAATTTGGCACAATCCAAACAAGGAGCATGGGTGATAAACATATCAGCACCAATTCCACTTTCAGTAGATTTTGCCAATTTAGCGATAGCATTCGTTTCAGCATGTAGCACCTCAGGTTTGGTAACAAGTTTATAACTCATCCATTGATTCGCATCTTTAGGAAAGAGTTGTTCTTTATAATCACCATCATCACAATAGAATTTATCTTCACAGTTGTTATCCCAACCTGAGGGCATACCATTGTAGCCGATTGAAATGATTCTATCATCTTTAACAATGATAGCACCCACATGCAGTCGCCTTGCGGAAGATAATCCCGCAAAGGTTTCTGCAACTTTCATATAAGCATCACGAAATTTTTGTTTCATTAGTCAAAGTCTACTGGATAATAATCATGTTTACCAACACCACATTCTGGGCAACCAACTTCTTCAGGTAGTGATACCCAATCAGATTCTTTCATTGTGTGTCCACAAACGATACACACATAATCTCTTTCTTGATTTTGATTTTCCATTATTGTACCTCTTGTAACATTCTTTGATAAGCGGTAGCGTGTTTTTCTTCAACTTTTGCAAGTGCGGCGAAACGCTTTTCGGCCAACTCTAAAACTTTTCTGAATTCCTCAGCATGTTCTTTAGATTCATCAATCTGTTCTTGGAATTCAATAACAGCAGTATGACCTTCTTGTGCGGCTTGTTCTTTGAATGTAGGATACATGTGTGTGAACTCATGTGTCTCACCTTCGATAGCCAACTCCAAACACTTGCGTGTGTTTGGTTTACCAATCAACAATTCTAGGTGACCCCAGGCATGTTTAATCTCTTGGTCAGCGGTATGTTCAAAATGTTTTGCAACATCTTCATAACCTTCTTCACGAGCCAACTTAGCGAAATAACGATACTTGATATGAGCCATAGATTCGCCAGCCAATGCACTCTCAAGATTTTTCAATGTAACAGACATAGTTACTCCTTTCATTAATATCTAGTCATAGTATACATCAATAATGAACATTTGTCAATTGATTGTATCTATGACCAGGATATTAAATATCAATGTACTTCAGACGGAAGTTATCCGCTTGTTCTTCATAGTTAATATATCCACGAGGATTACAAACGATGCGTGTTGTGCCAAGCATATAATCAAACTCATGGTGTGTATGACCATGTGTCCACAACTTGATACAAGGACGGTCAAGAATAAACTCAGTCAAGTCGGAACTGTAACCACCATTCATCAATGTATCGTTCTCATACTGAGGCTTTGTTGACAGTTTGCTTGGCGAATGATGACCACATACGACATATTTTTTTTCGTTCTTACCGAGCATATCTGTTACCACATCAATGTATTGTAACATTTTCTTGTGGTCTTCAACAGCATCTTCAGGACAGAATCGTGAAACACGGCTACTGAAACCTGTGAATTTACCTTCAGCGTCATATGTTTTGAATTCGACCGTGCGATTACTATTGTTAACAATACGGAAGTCATTCATCATAGATTTGATGTGATACAATGTTAATGCATCTTCTTTGTTCATATCAGTCCAAAGAGTACCACCGATGAATGTAACATCATCAATTTCTTTAATCTCTTTGTCTAAAATATAAACATTCTTCAAGTATGCTAGATTATCTCTAACTATCTGGAATGATTGTGCAAAGTCTCCATGATAGTGTTCATGGTTACCGAACACATAAACAACATGAGGAAAACGAGCCGAACATTCTTGGAAGAATCTATGGAATGTAGAACTTCTAAAATTTCCATCCATGATATTGTGTACATCGTGCGGTTTCAAATCATGTGCGACCATGATATCGCCAGACAAGATTAAAACATCAGCATTTTCTTCATTATGTAAATCAAGATATCCAAACTCCAAATGGACATCCGATGCTAGTGCGATTCTCATGTTAAATATCTTCCCAATTCATAACGGGCTTGTGTTAATGATGGAAACTTCTTTCCGTTTATGTAAATAGATTTTGAACCATAGACCATGCACGGTC